GCACGCTGGGTTAAAGACCCGCCAATAGTAGAATCTTCGCGGTTTTCACTAGAGCTGCGTACAAGCGCGGCAGGAAACTGGGCATTACTGAGCTTATCAAAATCAAACGGCTCTCTCGTCACTAGTTTAAACTTATAATCTGCCTTGCTCTCGCCTATGGTGCTAAGTAGGTTGAGCGCTATGTTTTCCCTGGTGCTCATTACTTGAATCCCCTAAAAACGTATTTGGCAAAAACTTTGGCTAACCTCGCCTCGTCTTCCGTATTCAAGCCAAAAAATGGTCTAGCTTTTTGCAGCATTGCTGCTTTTTTGCTTTCTGCAGACCTCGCAAAGAAAATCCTAGCAAACCGCTGGTTATAATCGCTTGTAATAGACCCGCGCATATTGCCCGACCAGGTAAGGTTGACAGTGGTGGGGTCACTAAACGTAGGAGATTCGCCATCTATAGGCTTACGCTCTTTCCTTCGCTGTAGATAGGCAGAGCTGTAGGGCTTTAAAGCGCCATCTGGCCCTTGCCCCTGGTCTAACCTATTTTCAATAATCTCAATGCCTTTTAGTGCTGCCCTGCTTAATCCTAGCGGAGTGCGCTCTTTGATTAACTGACGCTCTTGCTGGGTAAGCTTGCTGGCGTCCCTTGGCGTAATAGTAACTTCCACTGTAGGCGTCACGCCCCCAGGGGGCGACACAAAAAGTCGCCATAATGCCATTAGCGATCTAACCTATTGGTTGGTAATGGCTTTTTCTCGCTGTTATCTACAGAGCTGTCACCATCAGCGTCATACTCCACGCCGTCAGCAAAAACTGCCTCTAGCTCTTCGCCATATCTCGCTTTGTAAAAATCAATCATTTCTAAAAATCGATCATTATCGACCCAGTTGGTTAGCTTCGGCAGCGCATACTTCCACAGCACTAGATAACTATTAGATTTAGTCCACTGGCTATCCGTTAGCTTTGTAGCGTCCATCTCGCCAGCAATACCGCGACGGTGCCACCAGCGATTTCTAATCTCGCGGGTAAGCTCTGCTTCTGCGGTAGAATGCTCATCAATAAAGTTATCAATGCCAAAGTCTAGGATATCTGGCGCAATCTCTTGCAGGTTGTAATCAGTAGAAAATGCCATTAGCTCACCATTTAGCTGCCGCGATATATAATAGCCATAGGGGAAAGCGCCCCCGTAGGGGCGCGAGTACCTTAAAGCGCTGCGTCAAACAGCATTTCTACGCCATAGGAGTCATCAAGCTCACCTACGCCATAGACGGCAGTAGCGTTAAGCTCAAAGGCTCTCAGTGACGCATCACGCTGCGTTTCAATGTTGAAGTCCTTTTTCATCGCAATGGCTACGGCTTCGGGTGCAAATACAGCGCCCTTAGCATCGTCAGAGCCATCTACAGTGATGTTGGCAGACTCGTAAATGTTGACGCCAGCGATCTGGCCAACAAAGCCAGTACGCATTGCCTCATTCTGCAAATCACCGCCATTGGGGTTTGCAAACGTGTTGGTCATATTGGCTTTCAGCTGGTAAGCCTGGTACGGATGCAGTACAGCGGCATACTGGCCAGGAGCTTTGGCAGCCTTCAAAGTTGCAGCAGCCTTGAAAATCATAGCTGCAGTAATCTCAGTGCCAGCGCCTCCAAGCGCAGTGCTAAAGCCGTCAAACAAAGCAATCAGGTCGGTATCGATCTTGGTAGCAATAGCGTTACCCAGAACAGTGCCAAGCTCTGCTGCTGGGTTGCCAGCGCCCATAGCCGCCATGTCAGTCAGTGTTACCAACGAACCAACCTCACCAACGGTGATGGTTACGCTTGAGGTAGACACTGCCGTGTTAGACATATCTGTGCCTTCAGTCAGGCCAGCGGCGGTGATAGCGGGATACTTTGGTACCTGGACAGTCTTGCCCGCTACATTACCAATATCGTAGCGAGTAACAAGGCCGAGCATGATTGACTGCTCTTCAGCAGTGAAACGAGCCTGCAAAATAATATTCGCAAACAGGTCGTCTAAAGTGGTTGAGGTTGTTTCATTAGCCATTTCAAAATTCCTTTAAGTTATCGGGCGGCCTCTCGCAGCTTCTGCTCACGAAATAACCGCATACCTTCGTCGCCTTTTTCAAGCATTTCCGAGTAACTTAGGGGCTTGCTCGTAGACCCACCAGCTGCACCGCTTGATCCCGCGCCACCCTGTGACGCTTTCACAAAATGCGGGTTAGCCGTCAAAAATTCAGCTACTAACTGCTGAACAGTTAGCAGATCGCCATTGTCTCCGTAGCGTGGCGTCCCGTTTGCATCGTAAACTTCAACAGTGCCATCTTCAGATAGCGCAACGGAGCCTCGCAACAGCTGACCGACTTGATCGGGCGACACTGCGCCGTTACTGGCAGATGCCGATACTAGCGCCTGGTCAACCAGGGTAGCCTCTAGCCGCTGCTTGTAACTGCTGATCTCCTGATCTTTCTTTTCGACAGTCTGCTTCAGAATAGACTCAAATTCACCGCGCTCTTTTTGCTTTTCGATCTCGGCATTTTGCCTTTCACTTAAAAGCTGTCGCGCTTCGTCTAAGTCCACACCATCTAGCTTTTTATCGTATTGCCGCTTTGTCCTGGCAACCCGATCGGCCACTATCCGGTCTAATTCCTCTTGCGTAAATGTCTTTGTTTCCTGAGTTTGTACAGCTTCCTGCTCTACGGCCTCAGTTACCGTTTCTGCCATGATTTCATCGCTCATGTAGCGTATCCTCCAAGGGAGTGGGTTAAGTTTATCAAATTAACGAGATTTTTTCTTTTTCTTCTTTGCTGGTCGGCCTCGCTTGCTTCCGTAGGTTCCTTTTCCTTGTGGCATATCAATCGTCCTCAGTGATTAACCTGGATTGCAATGATGCTGCCTCGTAAAACCAGGCAAAATCATCCTGTTCATCTGCGTCAATATCTTCTCGCAAATCATCTAAAAGCTCAATGATATCTGGCGGCATTGGGTTTTCCTGCACCAATCTTTCTGCCTCATTGAATGCTGCGCTCATTAAACTGGCCCTCCCTTGTCAAAGTCCCAACCGTCAAACACCCGCAGCCTGCCATTACTCGCCGCGATTGCATCTAAAAGCTCTACCAGCTTCTTATCCACTAGGTCTTTTCTGCCCATGTTGTATAGGCTAAAGCTCTCTGCAAACCATTCTTCTGGGTTGGTTTCTGAGTACTTGGTAGGAAAAAAGCGGTCTTTATTTCTGCGCTTATTTGGCCCATAAAATAGATTTGCCAGGTATCGCTCAAATGAAGTGCTGTCTTTGTCAGTAAATTGACGCCAGGACTCCTGGTGTACCAGGTGGCCATATTCGTGGTAGACAGTGCTTCGCATCTCATCTAGCGGATTCTCAAAGTAATTGCCTGCGGTATGAGGTCGATCTGCCAAATCATCGCCTTTGACAAAGGTGCTTATGTCACGCTCTATGTTTTGATCATTAAGCTCGTTAACTAAACCGCCCTGCTTGTTGGCTGCCTTACGTTTGCTTTCTGATGTAGCCCTTAATGCAGCCAGCTCGGGTTGCAGCTCCCGCTTGCCGTCAGGGCCAAGACTGTTATACGTTTTTCTAAGAGCAAGGTACTCCTCCCGAGCGCCTATATATTCTTGATATAGCTCATCATATTTGGCGTTCGCTGCAGCCAGGTTTACCTGTCGCTTTTCACGACTCGCATAGGATTGTCCTGCGTATCTGTTGAAATAAGAGGCTTTGACGCCCATCACGCCATCGCCCATATTAGCAGCTGCGCCTGTACCCCTGAGCGCATTAACCCCTCTAATTGGCGGGGCTTTAAACCGCTTGCCCAGGTCTGCCGTTTCTTTTAGCAGCTGATTTAGGATTGCAGCGCCTTCTGGCCCCAGGCTGCCAATGGACACCTTGCCGTAAGAGGCCAGGGCTGCATCCCTGTTGAGCTGCCCACGCTTACGGGTATTGGCTTTAAACCTAACCGGCATTTCACCGTCACGGTCTAAATAAGCGGCCTCAGAGCGATCTGGCGAGGTAATGTTGCTTGCTGCCTCTGCTTGGGCAGTCAGTGCCTTTGTGCTCTTGCCCTTTGTTTCAACAGGCGGCAGGTCAGGGCTTAACTCTTCCTCTTCTGGCTCTGACTCTTCTACTGGCTGCGTAAACTGGTCTACATCGTCCTCATCTATAATCGGCCTCCAATGGTGACGGCAGTTATAGCCTCCCCTGGCGGTAAACGCATCGCTAGAGCTTTTACCAGCCCAAGAGCCTTGCCATATCTCTTCGATCTCTTCCGTGGTGTAGGTATTGCCAACGTGATCCCTGCAGAACTGCCTGCTATCTCTAATTAAATCGCCGTAATACTTCCACTTCGTTGCGCCTGCCTCAATGCCAGCGTTGACATTAATGGCAGCATCAAACTGCATCAGGCTGTCCTGAGCTATCTGTGTGGCGTAACGCCGCATATTGTTGCCAGTGCGGTCTGCTGCGTACACAGTGTGCAGCTTATCTATAGCGGCCTTGGACTGCGCTGCCGTCCCATTTTTGGCAATATCTACCAATCGATTGATTTCAGCCTGGTCACTCTGCATATAGACGCCGTTAATGGTCTGCCTAATACTCCTAACCATCTGGTCTTTAGAGCGGCCTGTCAGGGCGTTCTGGTATACCTCGTTTGCGATAGTATCCAGGTATGTAGCTGCTACATCCTCGAACCCTTGGAACGTCAGGCGTTGCAGCTGCCTTATGACATCAGGGCTTGTTTGTGTGAAATCCCCGTAAGTATTGAGCATATCCAGGGCGCTGATAGCGGTATCAGGATAATCGTCAAGGATAGATTGAACAGTAGCGCCGTATTCCTCTTCAAGAATGCGCTGTATTTCTGTCCTAGATGAAACAGCCCATTCCAGATCAAACAGGCTGCCATCTGCAACCGGCGCACCATTAAGGTACGCGGCAATGCGCTCCTCTGCACGCTGCAAGGCATCAAGCAGCCTGCCCTCAT